GCATGCCGTCGGCATCTGCACGACTTAAACCGCCAGGACATCTATTTCGACGAGCAAGAATTCGAGGATTTGAAAGACTTTGTTGCTCAGTTGGTCGTAGCGGACGGCCACCAATTGACCGGCAAGCCAATCAACATCCTGCCCTGGCAGTCGTTTTTTATGGCATCCGTGCTTTGCTGGAAATTTAAAGAAACGGATGGGATCCGCTACAAGCAATCTTGGGTAGAAATTGCGCGTGGAGCGGGCAAATCGACCTTGCTAGGCGTGATGATGCTTTGGGTCTCTATCCGCTATGAGGGGTCAGAATCGGTCTGCCTAGCAAATAAAGTCGACCAAGCTCGCCAGGCTTTCGACGCTGCGGGGAAGATTGCAATGCGGTCGTTTGGCGATTGGCGATCAGAAGACGAAGCTGAAAAAGCGGGTGCGATGTACGAGGTCACCACAAGGGAGATCCGATGCCGGCAGACCAAAAGCCGTTTTCGGCCCATGGCCTCTAAAACCTCGACTCTTGATGGCTTGAAATGCGTTTTTTACGCTTGCGATGAGACCGCGGAAGCTAACGAGGACTATCTCCAAAAGATCATTTCGGCTCTTCCGAAGCTGCAAACCAGTTTTATGGTCTCTGTAACCACGCCCGGATCGGTCGAAAGCGGTCTCGATTCGGTGTATTACCACCGCCGCCGAGTCGCCGACGAGGCAATCAAAGAGGAAAATTGGGACAAGTTAGACGTCTTCGTGCTGTTTTATGGCATTGAAGAAGAAGACGATTACCGCAACGAAGCGTGTTGGGCAAAAGCCCAGCCGTCGCTCGGCCACATTATCGCGTATTCGGATTACCGCCGACTGCTGAGGGAATACGAAGCTCAGGACGCAATTCACAACTGGATTCGCTACCAGATGTGCGCGTACACAACCGAGGGGTTGTCCTGGCTTCAGATTTCAGACTGGCGGACTGCTTATGACGAGATCAACAAGCCGCCTCCTGGCACGCCAATCTACGCGGCGGTTGATTTCAGCAAGGCGTGGGATCTCACCAGCCTTTGCTGGGGCTATTGGATAGACGGCAAATTTAACGTCCAATGGCATCACTGGGTGGTTCGAGATGCCCATATCCATAGTGTGAAGCGTCACTACCAGAATTTTGTCGAAAACTGGTCTGAAAAAGAAAACGTGACGTTGTGCAACAGTGAAATTCAATATGACTCAGTTCGAGACAAACTCATGGAAATCAAAGCCATGGGTGATCTTAAAAGGGTGGGTTATGACGCTCTGGGAGGCATGAAAACCGAGGTGCAGCAATGGGGAGACCTGGAAGACAGCTATAACCCAGATACAGATTTGCCTATGTGGAGCTTGCCGCAGACCATCGTGTCTCTCGGCCCTGCCACATATCAATTAGAAAGTTTTCTAAGAAATCGAAATTTGCGGCTTGAATCTGATACGATCGTGGAGTATGCCCTGGCAGGTGTGCAATTGCAGGAATCGATCAACGGTGATCGACGACCCTGCAAAGCAAAGTCGACCAATGTGATCGACCCGATAGTCGCCTGCGTGATGCTGTTCGCCGTTCTGATTCGTGAAGGTGCTGAAAGACCCGGCGCCTACGCCGACCCAGGAAACATCGCATGCTGAAAAGCATTGTTCAGGAATTCAGGCGACGATTCGGCCACACCAAATTTGGCGGTTCTGCCGGCGCCCTTCCGGACACTTGGTGGAATTGGGAACGCCCAGTTACAGAGGGCGATCTAGTCGGAGACCCGTATAGGGCTCTTGGACTCTGCCCTTTGACCCGTGCGGTCAATCTTGTGTCCGGCGATATCGCACGGTTGCCGGTTAAGATCAACGAATACACCGAAGATGGCCGCTGGGAGTCTTGCGACGACTACCCCGAGCTGGACACCATTTTCAACGATAGGGCGAACACCTACTACACCTCTCACGAGTGGTGGCGGTGGATGACTACGACTTGCATGGTTTGGGGTAACGCATGGAGCGTTATTTCCCGGGTCAACGGAGTCGTCAAAGAGATCATCCCGCTGCGTCCCTGGGATTGCCAGCTGCTTCCCGATACTAAGCGAGGCGGCTGGTATTACCACTCTTCGGAATATGGGGACATCGCTCCGGATGACATCATTCACCTACGCATGCCCTCATACCAGAAGATGCTCTGGGGTGAGAGCCCCATTGTTCTTGCAAGGCGTTCAATTGAGCTAGGGTTCCGCCAGGAACACGCCGGCATTTCCGCATTCCAAATGCCCGGGCTAGGCAAAATAGCCATCACCACGAGAGAGACTGTTGGTGGTTCCGCAGTAAGGGCCATGCAAGACGCATTCCGGCAGACCCATGCTGGTCCCGAAGGAATGCTTCGGCCAATTGTGGTGCAGAACGAATCTGACGTTAAGCAGGTCGGACAGTCGCTTACAGATCAAGACTGGATCTCTGCTCGTCGGTTCACTATTAACCAGGTGTCGCAAATGTACGGGGTTCCGCCTCAGTACCTGTACAACCTTGAGAATTCGACACAAGAACAGACGGCAGAAATGTCGCGGGCGTACATCGACACTTGCCTTGGCTCTTACTTGGCGAATTTTGCGTCCGAAATGACCATGAAGCTGCTGCCGGCTGGGGCCGACGCCAAGCGATACCGGATCAGTTTTGATACGGCTCCGCTGATTCGCGGTACGTTTAGCGAACAGGTCAACGCAATTCAGACGGCCATTCAGACTGGAATCATGACTCGGAACGAAGGCCGTGCCATGATGGGGTATCCGCCGATTGAAGGTGGCGACGAAGTCCTGATTGGTCCCAACATGCTTCCCGTACAACAGAACCAGGAGATGGCTAATGCTGGAGCATCGAATGATGCAGGCGACAGTCCGGCCGAACAGTCGGACGATTGAGGGCATTGCGGTCCCCTACAACAGCTTGTCAGTGACGCTTCGAGATCGCCCGCGACCTTACAAAGAGCGTATGGCTCCTGGGTCGATTGATTGGGACGACAGCGTTGTGGCTTTGGTGCAGCATGATCCGCAGACTGTTCCTCTGGCAAGAGTCGGCGCCGGAACAATGAGGGTTCATGATGCTCCGGAGGGATTGAGATTTGAAATTGATCTCCCGGAAAATCGCGCAGACATTATCGAGGCGTTGGAACGTGGTGATCTCGATGGTTCTGTGAGTATTGGTTTCGTTTGCCAAGACGATTCTTGGCAGCATCGTCGTGGGGCTCCGTCTGTGCGAACGGTTCGCAAAGCACAACTCCACGAAATTTCTGTCGTATCCGCCGGTGCCTATCGTGGTGCCCGCGGGACGCTAAAGGAGTCCTGAAATGGACGACATTCGCAGTCTCCGCGAGCAGCGGGACGAACTGGCGGGCAAGATTAATGAGGTCTTGCTCCGAAACGACAGCATCGAGGACATCGAGTCCATCGAGCTTCTCGAAAAGGGTGAACAGCAGATGGCGCAGCTGGATACGCAAATCCGTGCTGCGGAAGCTCGCGCTAAGGCTGAAGAACGGCTTGCCGAGCCTAGCTTCTCGTTTAAGAAGACCGATGGCGGGTCTCGGGTTGCCAACGACAGCGAGTATCGCTTCGAGATGAACGGCAACGAAATCCGCGTGGTCGGCGGCAACACCACTCCTCCGAACGGTCCAACGACTGGTTTTGGTGGTGACTACGGTGCGGCTATTCCGGTCGACCTGACTGCGGAAATGGTTCGCCAGCTTCCAAAGCTCGCTCCGATTCGTGGCTTCTTCAACGCTCGAAGCTATGCCAACGACATTGAATTGCAGCGAGTTTCTGAACGTATTTCAATGACGACGACGGCCAACCAGATTGGCGAGTCGGGCACCTACCCGAACGTCGATATGGAATTGGAACGTATTCGCGTTCGATCGTTCAAGACTGCGGCCAAGTCGAACGTCACCGAAGAATTCCTTCGAGACGCTCGTGGCAACGCTGTGGCAGAGCTTCTTCTTCAGCACGCCGAAGAACACGGCCGTCTGTGGGATACGCTGTATGCCACTGGTCTTGCCCGTGATCTTGGTCCGGATCCGATTTTCCTGACTCCGGCGGCTTGGTCGACTGCTTACAACACTGAGTCGGGCGAATCCACCACTGCTGCCGACGCTCCGCACGCCGGCATTGGGGCGGGAACGATTGACGCAAGCATTATGCAGAGCGGAAATTCTCAGTCGATTTCGGCTGAGATTGTGCGTTCGCTTACCGAGAC